CCTCTACGTAGTAGATACTCTTATAGTAGACGTTAAAGCCTAGACGCTCGGCGGCAAAATAAGCAACGTCATATACCTCTGTCTTATCCATCTCTTTCCACTCGTCTCGAATCTGTTGGTCGTAATCCTCAATATTGTCGTTAATATCCTCTATCAGCTCTTCAAGAGAGTACGCGCCGTCATCGTAAGGTATACGCGGCTCACCCTCACCGTCAAGTGCCAACACCTCACGTTTCTCCATCACACTCCAATAGATAGGGTCTGCTTGGCAATCCGTATCTTGAGTGTTAAGCTCGTGCTGCAGCTCTTTCAGAAACTCATAATCCTCTTGGGAAACTTCTATCTTACTCATCTTTCTCGCCTTTTAGTCTCTTGATACAATACTCTACCAACTCGTTCTGCATACGTGTTGCCGTCTCGGGGTCTAACCCTAGCACACCGCCGCCCGTCAAATATCCCCAACCACGGACATAGAGCAACGGTATATATGCATCGTCTTGGCCGTCAAAGTCATTCTTTACCACGATAATATGACCATTGCCGTTATGCACTTTCTCGAACGGCTTAGCGTCCTCGCCATTAAGGAGCTTTACCACGCGGTCATACACTTCGAGGTCTTCAACGCCAAAGTTAAAGCACATATGATTCTTACTATCCCATATGTAACAACAGAACCCCTCGGGGTCTTTCTTGAACGGCAGCGTCCACGCTTCCTTGAAAGTCTTAATCTCTTTCTTCATACCTCAGTTCTTTAATCAACTCCGCCTTACGTTTCTCCCACTTGATAGAGTCGCGCTCAGCACAATACTTGCAGTTACCTTTGTGTGTCGGTGCTGTAACGCCGCTGACAACCACATACTCACAGCTGTCTATGGTGCACGTGTCATACACATTGCTCATATCTTGCCCGTCAAGAGTACACCCCGTCATTATCACGGCTAAGAGTGTAAACAGAATCAGTTTCTTCATAATCAGTTTCTTCATAATCAGTCCTTATCTTTTGGTTCTACATCAGATTCTAACAAGTGTAAGACAATCAGAGTATTGGTCAAAGGATTTGATACGACAACTCTCCTTTGTCCCGTCAGCATACTTGACTTCTACGATAACACGTTGAGTCTCGCCAACACCACAGAAACTTATAATAGACTTCAAGTCTTTTACTCTCATATCCATACTCAACTCTTTTCTTTCTCCTTAAATCCGTCATTACACTCTTCTGCATTTCTCTTTCTGAATATGCCGAGCCAACTACACCAATATTCATTGGTATGTGATTTCGACTTACCCAAGTAACCGCAGTCTTTACATTGCCTATCCATACTCAGCTCTTTTTGCGTCTGATAATCACCTTATCACCATATTTGGAGCACTTACTAACAATCCAACAAAACACTGCAGCCCAAGAGAATAGCCCGAGGATAAAGGATATGACAACAAAGAAAGTCAAGTCGGATAAAGTAATATCCTTTTCCTTGTCTTCATTCCAAGCCCATCGCAGAAAGATTACAATGGCCAACAAGCTACCTGCTAGATATACTAATTCTGCTATACTCATACTCAATCGTCAATTAAGTCAAGAAACGCGCAACAGCTACCCTCACAATCGAACGTGTCAGAGGGTAAATTGTGCTGCTGCCTATATATGGAAAGCTCTTCAAGCACTTCGTGCGCAAGGTCTGCCGCTTTCTTTATAACCGCGTCAATATCAAGCCCGTCAAGAGTGACTATCGCGGAAGCCGTTGTTGTTACCTTCAGTTTCTTCATACTCAATCCTCGTCAATAATCGGGTCAAGGTACATCCAACGTTTTACGCCGTCCTTCTCGCACTCGTAATCGTCACATTCCTCATCATCCCAACACTCGCACTGGGGATTCCAATAACGAACACCATAGCCACCTCTCATCTCAACCAAACAAGGTATCTGAGGATAGTTCTGTTCTTTGTACTCGCCGAACACCTCGGGGTACTCACCTTTCTCGGTGTAATGCCATTTCATATTTATTTTATTCTGCCTTTAAATTATTTATAAATCTTTCTTTCTTCTTATTCTACAAAGCTCTTCAAAAAACTTCTCTATATCATATTTACTATAGCCCTTTTCTTTTAGATAGTCCTTTAAATCATAGGCAACTTCTTTTGCGCCGTCTCTTTTACCAATCATATAGAAAGCAAAGATTAACGGAGCAAAAACACCCATTATACAGACTATAATTATACTATTATCCATTTTCTTCTGCTTTTAAAAGTTTTACTTTCTTGTTATGATTTGTGCCGTTAAACAGCGTCTCGTAATCGTTAGTGCCCTCTATAAAGCCCCACAAGTCGATAAAGTCACGCTCACGATTAAACCATCCATGGTCACGCAAACATTCACAAGCGAGTATCATCGCCGTCCTATGCTTCTCTTCATAGACAAAGGCATTATCAGCGACCTTATCCTTGTAGTAGTCCATACCCGCCTCAAAGCCCCTTTTAAGGAGCGAGGCATAAAACTCCAACTCTTGCTTGCTAGGATTAAACCCGTAGTCCTTTGCCGTCTCTTTAGCATAAGCCTCAGCGACCTTTTCTTCATTCTTACCCTCTGCAGTCTTTTTAGACAACATTACTATTGTAGTAAGAATATCACCTAGCACAGCGTAATCATGCGTCATTTCAGCCCTCTCACGCCCCGAAAAGCAAGGGTCTGCAAGAGCACGCTTAATCTTCTCTCGGCGGTGCTCTATCTCTTTGTAAAGCGCGTCTTTATATATTACCATTTTCCAAATCCTTTATTTGTTTCTCCCTTTCTTCCCACATCTTCTGCATATGCTTGGAACGATACGCATTTCTTATAGAGAAAGCCGACCACCATTTGTCACACTTGCCACAATACCACTTGTCATTATTATACTGATGCATGATACTGCCACACTCAGGACATTTGAGCGGCTTCAATCGGAATACGATTAACAACACAGCAAACACAATCAATACAATCCACCCTTCTATCGGCGGCATACACGATAATATAACCATCTCAATCATCTACATTAATATTTTCTTCGTCAATATACACATTCAAAGCCTCATCACAATACGCGCCCTCACAAGAACCGACCCGTGGCTTACTGACATCACCCGTAGTCCAAGGGCAATACGGGCAAAGGCTGTCTTTTAACTCTTCTCTGTTCATAATGAAACTCGGGAATCTCAGCCCAATACTCGGGTTCGATATTATCAAGATGATTCTGAAAGAACGCCTTGCTATTGTCGTCACGCTCACACTCACTCTTGCTGATGGTCATATAAGTGTCTTGATAATCCCACCAATAAGCCGATACGAAATCATAAGGATTCTTCTTACCACTTTCAGCCTTGTTGTCTTGCAGAAAGCCTACACGTATTCCCTTGGGGTTAAAATCCTCATTAATCCACTTGTGATGATAAGCCAACACTTCCACACCCAATGGTGGTTTCTTTTCTTGATAATTAATCCACTTCATAATAATCACCTTTTTGCTTCATTCATATTCTTCAACTTAAAGAAATACTCTTCACCAATCCTATTTAAGATAGACTGCTGCAGCTTAGTAGCCACTTTGCATCGTTCATCACACTCTATATCTTTTATCTTGTCACAATGAAATCTTGACGGAAAATTGTAGCCAATCTCTTCTATCTTGTTTCTAGAGTTTATTTTTACCCATATAGAACCTAGATAGCCGTGTCTACGGAATATGAACGTGTCTGCAAGCCAATACGGATTCTTGATAGCATACGTTGTCATTCTTTTACTATTATCAGTTTAACATTATCACCTCTTGACAAATGTCTGTCACTTGCACAGAACCCCTCACTCTCTACATAGTCAGCAAAATTGGCAAAGCACCGCACCTCTCCGTCTATCGCCTCTTTTCATCATCAACTCCTTTTGTTTGAGCATACCTTGGTAGTACGCCTCTTCTATCTCGTTCAATATCACGGGGTCTTTGATACCGCATACATAACGATATTGACGATACTCTTCTGCCTCTTTCTCTTGCTTCGTCATACTCAATCCTCCTTAATTACGATTACTTTTACTTTGTCACCATCTTTAAGATTGCTGGAAGCTAAATTACACCAGATTTCATTATCATCAGGTCTTGCTATTCCATCAACAGCCTTTGCCATCATCTGCTGCTTCATCTCAGCCTTACCTATATAAAGTAGAGCGTTTTCGTTGAGGGCGTTTTCGTCTTTCTGCTTCTGCCATTTTGCACCAGCCTTGAAAGTCTTAACGATATTACAAGGTTCGTAGCCGTGTGATTCTTTCTTTGCATACGTCTTTGCAGCTTCCTCCAATTCCTCGCTTGCAATTTCTTCACCCCGCATTTCAGCAAGGATAATTTCGGAGTCCTCGCCCTTATGTGCTTCGGTAAACGCTTGGGCTTTCTTTTCAACCTCTGCCATTGCCTCGTCAACATACTTCATAGCAAGTTTATCTTGACTGAGGGCATTGTTGATACCGCCTAATTTGTCGCTCACTTGCTCTTCGTTCATAGAGTCTAATGCTATCTGAACATCTTGTAATGCTCTGTTGTAGCTTATATCACCCTCTTTCCATAGGGAATGAAGCAGTTGGTCTATTTTCTCTTTTTTTACCATACTACACAAGTTTCTTAATGGTCTTTAAGGCAGCGCGTATTTCATCTGTGTGCTTATCCATAAAGGCAAACACACCCTCGCCAAAGATTTCTTTAAGACGTTCCTCGATATTGCTAGAGAAAGCCCATTGGTCATCCTTACACTCTTCATTGTAGAGCATAACCATATTATAGCCATTACTACCGAGGTGTATTATTATCGCTGCATAACACACTAGTTTGTCTTCGGCCTCTATCGACCATTTGTTACTCATTATTCCGTATTCTACTACCATAATTACGCTTAATAGATATCTAATTCTTCTCTTTCTTCTACACGTCCCTCTAGCAAATCAACAAGACACTGATACTCTCTTATATTACCCTCTAGGCTTCTGAAAGGATAGAAAGCAAAACTCTGAGGTGTAGAATCGCTCTTCACAAAAATAGTAACACAGATAAAGACTTCACCCTTTTCGTCATAACGATAGTCAATAGTAAAAGAGTAAGCCATAAGCTTTCTCTGTAGCACATACAACTGCTCGAGTATCTTTCGCATTGAACCGAATTTTTTCTGCTTACGCAACTCTTCAAGATGGTATTCTGCGCCCTCTACGATAGTATTTATGTGCTCACCGTTCTCGTAATAGTCGCATACCACACCCTCGCCATGGTCTTTGGTAAGGGTAAACAGCGTCTCTACACATACTGCAGCCAATCCGCCCTCTAACACGTCACAATCAAAGAAATAATAATTCTTCTTATCAAAGAATACTGAATCGCCTATGCGCTTGGAGTATTCTGCGGCTAGCTTACTCAGCCTCTTGTACCCGCCACCTTTGATGGTGTATACGGTCTTATAGCCGTTGAGTACGCCGTAGTCATTCTCGTGGCCAGCCTTGACCTTCTGCTTCAAACAAAGTGCAATCTGTTTCATAACCCTTTCTTCAACTCTTTAATTTTCTTCTCTAAGGCTGCTATCTCAGCCTTTTTCTTATCCCTCTCTTCTATCTCGTCCTCGATAACTTCAACCTCTTTTTCGACAATATGATAAAAACGCTCAAGCATCTCTTCTTCTGTCTCGTCATCAGGCTTATTGGCATAAAACGCATTTTCTTCATAACCGTGCCAGAACTGCTCGATAGAGGTATAGCCTTCTTTCTTCAAATCACCAAGGAACTTTATTGCCCCGTCTATATCACGGAAAAGCTCTTTCTCTTTTATCTCTCTGCTACGTGTAGTCTTTTCACATACAAACGCAAAGGGATTTTTATTCTCTATACGCTCAATAGCTATCTCAGCAAGTTTTCTTGTCTCGCCGCCAAACCATTCATTCAAAAGCCTCTTCTTTAACTTTGCGTCCATATCACTTAAACATTTCTGAGTTACACACCAACACATCACCTACGATTATCTCGTCATAGCCCGCCATACGAGCGGCCAACGTAGCATTATGGTTAAAACCCAACCCGAGCAACTTGCCCTCTTCGTTGAGAATCATTATCTGAGACTTACTCAAAGGCAATACCTCTACATAGCCGCCTACTATCTTCTGTGCCTCTTCAAGTGAAAAGTTAGTACCGTTCTTTGGCTCTGCCTTCAGAACTATGCCGTCTGTCATCAATACTTGTGCTGTCATACTATCCACAGTTTTTAACGTGTGCCTCACGCTCTATGTAGTTTTTACAAAAATTCAAAAGAAACTGCCTATATTCTCACGAACGTTGGCAGTAGCCAAACAAAAACCTTATCAATATGTCACCGCAAAGGTAAACATTTATATTTTAATAAACAAGCTTTTTGCCGATTTTCTTGTTTATTTTAACCTTATTTAAGTTTAAAGGTAATATTCAGCCACAATTGTACCGCTCGAGCACACTTTCCTGCGTTTCTTGATATTCATACCTCTATCTCGGAGGTCGTGAATACGGCTAGCCAACCTAGTGCAACCCCACATCATAATAGCGTCCCAACTAGTAATGCTACGTCCCTCTTCTAGCCACGCCTTGATTTTATCACACTGCGAGGCACAACTTACTACATTCGGATTGTCATTCATAAGCTCTTTATCATTATATAAACTTTATTCTCTCTTGATAGTATCTCGAAGCCTAGGCGTTTGTACCATTCTATCAACCATTCTTTATCCTGCTCTACGTCTAGCTGAAGGAACTTCATTCCTCTTGTTCTAGCTCTGTTAGCGCAAACGACTAGCAATTGCATACCGACACCCTTATGTCTATGCTCTTCCAAGACGCTTAGTCCTTTGATATAACCCGTATTAGGCATATCATAGTCATATTGGATTTCTACCACGCCTATCCCCCCGTCTGCTATAATCGTCTCGGAGATACCCCACCACCATTGATTTTTATGTATTATCATATCATCTTGTATAAGTTACCAACGGCTCTTCACTCACACAGATTGGCTGCAGCGGTTTATTATAAGTAAGTACACCCACCCATATCTTACGCCTAAAAAGGAGCTTTATGACTTCTTTCCATGTCAGCCGCCAACACGAAACAACCTCACCATTCTCGAACTTACATACTGGCAGTGGAATCACACCCTCTTGGTCTTTGCCATAGACGGCATTACAGCCCGCAAACTCTATTGGTTTCATATCTTACAAATCTGTTGGTGGAACAATACCGAAATTCTCAAAATCCTCTTTGGTCGCCTCTCGGTAGTCCGCTGCCAAATACTCGCGGTCTATCAGTATCGGGTCGCCGCCTTTCGGAACGTCTACGGCCATAACGACCATCCCTACTTGGTTGGCCGCATTAGGCTCACCCGTTACATAACCCAAAAGACTTTCTTTCTCTACGATGTATCTCATAGTCAAGATGCGTGATATTATTGCCGTCACCGCTTGCGGTAAAAAACAAGGAATCCCGAACTCAGCAGCCTATTGTGACGGTTTGCTACCTCATTCAGAACCCCTTATTAAACCCTTATTACTGATAACCGTCACGAAATCAGATTTTTATTATAACTTTATTCTACTATTTCAAGTTGCTCTATCGTAATACCTTTATCAAAACAATATATTTTCAAACTATCCCAAGAATTAGTCATAAACACAAGATTATTGTTGTTCTTCTTTCTCAGTTCAAGAACTAAGGCCAACTCTTTTGTATGATAAGAGCCTTTTACGATATACTTTTCTAAACGCGGCTCTTCACGCATACCATATAGCAGTTCATCTACTGACACATCGAGTAATTCTGCGATTTTCTTTAGTGTCACTACCGATGGCATAGTATTACCCGTTGTCATTCTGCTTATAGCTTCTTTGGTATAACCCAACTTATCAGCTAACCACGCATTCGTAAGTCTCTTCTTTTGCAGTACATCTTTAATGTAAAGAGTAACCAATTCTTGCTTATGCTTCATATTGTCAAACAGTTTTAAGTGTGTCTCACTTTTAATAAAAATTTTCTGCGGCAAAGATATACATTCTTTTCTGTTCTGCAAAATTATTTGTGGTTATTTTATTGTATTTCACATTTATTAATCAATAAACACCCAACTGCTCTTTCGTCACCTTTCTCTTTACAAGCGGATGGCCAAGGATATTATGCAGGAAGTAATAGCGTACCGCGTCAAGTATGTGATTATCGTGGTCTTCGGGGATATTGGTATACTTTCCGTCCTTATCCTTTGCATAGACATAATTCCTAAGCTCATGCTGTGTATTGAGCGAGCGTTTGGTGACGAATATCTCATAGTCAAGCATCTTACTGATACCCGCCTCGATAGAACCCGCTCCCTTTGCCACGGGATAGATAACAACACCACCAAGGGCTATCTCATCAACAAGACGCGGGTCGGCACTCTCCGAATAAACAAAGCCACCCTCACCTCTGTCTGCCTCTTGACGCAGCTCTCTGACAATATCGCCGCTAGTCATAGCATTACGATAGCATAGTTCATCGATATATAGTCGGTTATCCACAATTCCACAACGGGCGATACCCGTAACGTCATTGGTATATCCAAAGTCGATACAGCGTCCGATTTTCTTCGCATACTCGGGGAACTCATCGACGATACCCCACTTCTTGAAGACAGCACCCTCGGCGACATCAGCCCATCGTCCCATAACGATATGTGCATAACGCTCGGGTTTGTTAATCTTCATATCAAGCACCTCTTTCAAGAACTCTTCCGACAGATTCTCGATATTATCAAGATAGGTAGTATGGATATGCAGTACGTTCGGGTGTGTGCTTATCTGCACGGGCACGCCGTCATACTCCACTATCCTATGTGTCTTCTCGATGAACCGCTTGTAAACCCAGTGATTAGAGTCGGCGGGGTTCATAATGATTACAACCCTATTCTGTAGTCCCTTGGTACGGATAGAGAGCATAATACGCTCGAACTCATCTTCCGACACCCATTCCTCGGCCTCATCAACAACGAACGTAGTAACGCCTTGGATAGATTTCAGCTTAGCCGTCTGATTACCGCTTGACGTATGAATACCACGGAACATCACCCTTGCGCCCGTCATCGTGTTCACCACGTCTGTCTTCGTTTTCCTAAAGAACTGCTCCGTATCGTCAACCTCTACCTTCTCCCAAAACTCGGGGATAACAGAGATGTTGGCTGAGGTCATAGTATAACGGGTGTATAATATCTGATGGGCTAGCTTACGCTCGGGATTATACTCGAATGTAAGACGCTCAATGAAGCGGGAGCTGTTGTACGACTTGCCCGAGTTGTGGCTAACCGTCCCATCTGCGTGCAAATAGCGTTGATTCCCATCTAAATGAATACCGCACCATTCACCATTACCAACAGATTCTATTGTTAGCTTGGAAACCAACCAATCACTTCTCTTGTGAGGATAAACTTTCTTTCTTTGAACCTTACAAGGAATACGCCAAACATCACCACAAATAAAGATTCTATAAACTATACCACAATCTTTACCTTTACAAGTAGCACGCTTCTCTGTAACAGAGGTTTTAAACCCCAATGTATCAGCAATAAATTTAATATTTTTTGCAAGAATCTTATTCTTTTGAATTATCTCATAACTATTACAGTGCATATAGCCATCCGTGTCAAGCAAACCCGCCAATAACTCGAGTCGAACCTCTTCACTATTAGCAATATACTCTTGCGGAATATGTTTGTTACCTACGAGATTATAGAAACGTAATTTTTCCATAAAAGGATTATCGTGACAACCCTTCTTTTTTAAACGCAATGTTTCTGCTTTACCACGTTTGCCATTCAATGATAAAACCATTCCGTTTCTATCTACATATTCTTGCAAATAGTCTTTAATCTCTTTGTCGGGTGTTGTAATCTGAGGATATACAGAAGTTCCATCACCTAGCCACACACCAAGCATATAAGGCTCTATTTCTACGGGCTGCTCCTTATAAGGAATAGAGTTTGCCTTATAACCATACCAACGTTCTCTAAAATTCTTACTCTGCTTTAAGAACTCTTGAACATTGATATCAATCTTATCACCTCTATCGGGGTAGCGGCCTTCAGAATATATGCCCCTACCCTTTCTTATACTTAATATATGCGCATCGTTAACATAGTAGTCCTCAGCATTTGTCTGATGAACCCTATACATCTCACTGAACCCGTGATAAGTTCTGAGCACATTCCTTGGAGTACCATCATCACCCATAACCTTATCACCAACCTTAATGTCTTTTATCTGCTTTATGGTCATATCTGCCATAAGCACCTCTTGGTCGGGACGTTCACAACCACGCCCGCCTGTAATCAGTATGATAAACTTATCCGTGTTATTATATAGCGGATAGTATACGCTCTGTGTCTTACTCATACCTTACCCCTTCTTACCTTTTCTATGCAGTTGGCCACCCACTGAGTATAATACTGCCTAGCCTCGCCGTCCTTAAAGGAGAAGCCGCCGATACCTAGCTTGTCACATAGCCAGTCGGTGCAGTGGCCGCTCTCGTGGGCTATGACACCTACACCCGTCTGTCTCGGTTGCCATATACACACAAGACAACCTTTCCAACAACTCTTCTTATCTCTTACAGAGAAAGTTGTGGCTATCGAGTCACGGTAGTCGTTGAGGTCAACATTGTCAATCACCTCGTCATCATCGTTGAGGAAATAGAACTTTCCTTGCATTGCCTTTGCCGTGGGGTCAACAGCAGCCCATAAACGAGTAGGATAGATTATAGGATTAAATTCGTATATCTTTCCCATTACTCTTGTGCTACTGCTTGTTGCTCTTGCCTCTCTAATTCATTCTCTCTCTCAAGCCAAGCGGTAATGCTCACTCCGTTCTTGACCTTTATCGCTACGTCACCCTCTTCGATACCCTTTTGGATATTCCTAAACTCGGTATCGTGGTGATAAAGGAAGTTAGCCAGTGCTTGAATATTTGGTGCTGTCTCTGACTCCGATTCTGTCACGTCCTCTATGCGGTTCTGCATATCGGGCACACCGTTGATTACGTTGTACCTCTTGCGTACAACCTTACCTTTGATTTTGATTCCGCCTAGTGCTGCCTTGAGGTATCTGCCCCTTACAATGCCTAGTACTCTTGCTCTTCCGTGTGCTAACTCTTCGGAAATTCTTACACTACGGCGAGCGTTTTCTTCTTCAGTCCATCCCTTGTACTTACCCGCTTTCATTTCTGAGAATGTGGTAGGTGTGAGACCGCTGATAGTGTTTTTACTGACGTTTCCGTCCTCGTCTTCGTCAACCCCTAGGTTATCCCCTAATGAGTATGCAATTTCCCCGTCGTTGAGACCTTGCATAGCGAGTGCATATATCTCTTTGTAAAATGCCTCGCCGTCATAGTTGAACTTTGGTTTTGCCATTGTCTTATATATGTTTATGTTACTTATTTCTTCTTTGGTGTCTTACCAGTCTTGGTGCAACCTCCGCCTTTGTCTGTCTTTTTCATAATCGAATTATGTAGTTTGACATCATTTAATAGAAAAATTCCCGTGTTTTGATTTGATATGTAAAGATTTCAGAAAATATCGTGTTAAGATATTTCATTTAACCACCCACATTACCTTTTGCTGCAGTCTTGATGGTGTTGCTACGCATAGACACTGATGAATAGCGTCTGTTATATACGTCACGCCAATACTTAGCTGCTTGTGCCCTTGACAACTCGCCGTCCATATAGTACCTCTCTGGGCCAAGCGATTCCACGAACTCGTTAAAAGATGGTTTCTTTGCCATACGCCTAACCTTGGTTTAGCCCCATATAGGTGCTCTGTGAATACTGACGGGCGTTAGCTTGTCTTACAACCGCCCTTGCGCCGTCATAGTTATCGTTCTGCATAGCCTCAGCCCTAGCATATTCGTTCTGCCACGACCTAGACTTTTGGATATTGTTTCTGTAACGCTGATATGCCTTGTATGCTCTGTTTGCACGCTCGGTACTAGCGTTTGCCTCTATCCTCAAGAACTGCCTACGCAATTCTGCTACTGACTTTGCTTTTCTTCTGACTCGACTTTCCTCCTATATTTTTATCCGTTTGTATTGCCCTTAGACGCTTGTTCTGCCTCTCTGTAGGCGAGTGGTGCTCCTATGCGGTCACGATAAGGCATCTTGATGTTTGCCCTACGTCCCCAATCGGGCACTGCAGACTGCAAGCGGTCGTTGATATTGTCTCTGTATGTCTGAGCGATACGTGAGATACGCGCTAGACGTGTACCCCTTGCGGTGTTACTCAATCGGGCTGCTTGCTCGTTGATGTCACCTATTGACTTTGCTCTCGGCTCTTTTCTCTTGACTCTATACCTCTCTTTCCTTTTATCCCACGCTGTAGCCCATATAGGTAGCACGTGAGTATTTTCTATCCATTATCGCCGTCATCGCATTGGCCAAAGCCTCGCCGCCTTGCTTCAAAGCCCCTCTTATGGCCTTTCTGTCGCTCTGTGACCTACGGGTGCGGTATATATTGCCTAGATACCTAGAACGAGCCTCCGTGACCCTAGAAAAACGTTCCTTGGTCATTTGGCCGTTCCATATCAGACGATTGTACTGCGCCTCTATATCTTTACGCGACTTTGCTCTGACTCAGCTTATGTTTTATCCGTTAGACGAACCCTTTGCCGCTTGCTCTACGGCATTAAGCATATTCTTACGTGCTCTGCCGATGCGGTTGTAGTTACTCCACCCGTACCTCTGAAGGAGGTCGCTAGCACGTCTGTTGATAGCAAGCCCCGTGGCAACCTTATCGTTGCTGTTGTTGCTCTTATACGCTAGTGTTCTATTAGATACTCTGACTCGGCACTCCTTTCTTTATCCTACACTCTGACCACTTGCAACCTTTTGGGCGAACTTCTTACGAGCATTGACCGTCTTCAAGTTATTATAGCGGTCATACTCCTTTCGGGTAAATACCGTTATTTCGCCTTTATCACCTATGCTCGTGTGAACACCAACCCAGTTTTCATTGGTGTTTCTGATAACATTTACGCCCGCTTGATTAATACGATTGTATTTAGGACGGCCTTTTCTTGCCTCAGCCATCCTATACAGACGTGTTATCTGCTCACCTATCTGCTGTCTTGTCTTCTTACCCTTTCTGACTCGGCATTATCCGTTTGAATTACCTTTACTAACAACATTTGCATTTACCTTTCGGTATCTGTCATCCATAAATGTTGTTTCAAAATTTGTACCACGGTCATAACCACCCACACCAGAAGTGATTTTGCTATATCCACCACCATTAACAAGTCCCCTATCATTTGGGTCTCTATTAAGGTATCTGTTAGCGGTATTTCTCACTCTCTGCGCTCTTTTAGTATTACCAGCTACCTCTGCTTGTCGTGCTAACCTATCAGCAGTTTGGATAATATTACTATACGTCCTCTTGGTCGTTCTTTTATACCCTTGCCGATATGCGCTATTTGACGCTTTAGCACTTATTCTTCCATCTCTATCAATTCTTCTGACTCGGCATTATCCGTTTGAAAGACCCATATAGGTGTTTCGGGAGTACTTGCGGTTATATGCCTCAGTGCCGCCTTGCTTGAAGCTGCGCTGACGCATAATCCTATCGGTGTACCTATCAGCGGCTATGTTAGCTGCTGCCACCCTAGAAGCCGTTGCACGAGGGTTATTCTCTATCCTCTCGGCTTGCTCTAGTATCTCTCCGAAACTCTTACCTTTTCTGACTCTGATTCCCATTATTAAATTTAACCCGCGTTGATGCCCATATAGGTATTCTGTGAGTATTCGCGTCCACGCGCTGTATTCACGCCCTTACCATTGTTGATATCGTTAGCAAACTGCTTTGAACTAGCGATATTCCTCGTATACCGACTAGCAATCTCACCTATTCTGTTTATCCTATTGACAGACTGCGTAGGCGTGACTGAGAAGTTCAAGGTACGTCTTTGCATCTCTTGTGCTAGACGTGCAGCTTGCTCACGTATCTGCTGTATACTCTTTCTTCTCTTGACTCGGCTCTATCTCCTTTGCTAAGATATGCCCCTCACCGCTGCAGTCAATCAGCGTCTTTCGGGGCGATAAATCAAGCATCATAGGTTATCCTGCTGACAAGCCCATTGAGTAAGTACCGTCGGCGTTCTGACGGATAACGTTACCGCCATCACCTACCATACGTCCGTCAACAATCTGTGCCATTCCGTTACGCAACCAAGCCTCAACGACACGAGGGCTAATGTTGTTCATACCCTTGCGCACGTCATAGTCACGCTGACGGCGGTTTGAAAGTGTCTTACGTCCG